CTTGAATGCCAGCTGTATCGCCCGCAGCTGGCATATATTGGCCCCACGTACAGCCAAGCTAAGCGTGTGGCCTGGTCCTATCTCAAGGACTATGCGGCTCCGTACCTTGCAAAACCACCGCAGGAAGCTGAGCTTAAACTCACGCTGAAGAACGATGCCACAATTCACGTCCTTGGAGCAGACAACGCTGACAGTCTTCGAGGTATGTATCTTGACGGAACAGTTAACGATGAGTACGCTCTTTTTAGACCGTCCGTTTTTAGCCAGGTTATCCGCCCCGCGTTGTCTGACCGGAACGGGTGGTCATGCTTTGTATCCACACCGCGTGGAAAGAACCTTTTCTACGACGTCGTCCAGCAAGCAAAAGCAAATCCCAAAGAATGGTTCCACCTCGACCTGCCAGCAGACACCAGCGGAATCATCTCCGCAAGTGAACTCGCAGAGCTCCGAAAGGATATGGACCCAGAAGAGTTTGCCCAGGAATATCTCTGCAGCTTCGACTCTGCTCTTAAGGGAGCAATTTATTCAAACGAAGTCAACTCAATGTTCCTCGAGAACAGAGTTGGAAAAGGCCTGTACGACCCAGCTCTGTCAACCCATGTGGCATTCGACCTTGGATTTACTGACGCCACCGTTGCAATCTGGTTTCAAATTGGCAAAGATCAAAGTGTTCGGCTAGTCGCCTGCGAAGTAAGCCAAGGCGTTTCCATCGAGGAAATGTTTGAGCGTATCCATCGGTTTGGTGGCGAGCTTGGCGAAATATTCCTCCCGCATGATGCGCGGGCCAAGAACTTACAGACCGGTAAGTCAATGGTCGAGCAGTTCATCAAAGAAGGTTTCGAACCTCGTATTGTTACAAGCCACAAGGTCCGTGACGGTATTGCAGCAGTTCGGGCTATGTTCCCCAAGCTGTATGTTGACGAAGAAGCCACAGGCGATCTGGTCGAAGCCATGAAGGCATACCGGCGTACGTGGGACGACAACAAGATGATGTTCAACGACATCCCGTACCATGACTGGGCGTCGGACTACTGTGATGCGTTGCGCTACGTGGCAATTGCGCTCACGATGCTTGGTATCATGGGGAAGACTGGCCCAAGTAGCAGCCGTAACATCCTCCCCGCTTCTGAGTACAACCTAGATACCCTGTTTGCCGACTACGAAGCTCGGCGGATCACCACAAGGATTGCATAATGAGCACTAGAGCCGGTATTGTTGAAACACCACAGCAAAAATGGCAGACCGAGATTGTTGCTGCTGAGAAGGAACTAAAGAAGTTCCATGAGCGCGGCCGCATGGTCAACCGCAAGTTTGTGGACGAGCGGGACAACATGACCGCCAACTCCAAGTGGTTCAATATCTTCTACGCCAACGTTGGTATTCTGGAGTCGTCGCTTTATGCGCAACTACCAAAGCCCAGTGTTGCCCGCAAGTATACTGACTACAACGATGAGGTTGGTCGTGTAGCAGCTTTGATGCTTGAGCGTAGCATTACGCAAGACCTGGATGACCCTAACGACACGTTTGATGCTACGCTTCGGCACTGCGTTCAAGACAGGCTTGTCCCCGGCGTAGCGCAAGCCTGGCTTCGGCTTGAAACAGATACCGAAGACATCCAAGAGGAGCCTACTTCTGGGTCTGAAATTGGTGATGATTTGCCTGAAGACAAAGAACCCATGAAGAAGATCACAGATCAGCGTATCTGTGTCGACTACGTGTTCTGGCAAGACTTCATCTGGTCGCCTTGCCGCGTGTGGGAAGAACGCCGCTGGGTGGGTCGTAAGACATACATGGATCGGGAATCGCTCATTGAGCGGTTCAAGGAGAAGGGCAAGCTTGCCCCACTGAACTTCCGTCCAGGTGGCCTAGAGTCCGGCGTCCAAACGTCTACACCCAAGGAAGACATCCAGGAAAAAGCGATTGTCTACGAAATCTGGGAACGTGCTACCAAGAAAGTGTTTTGGTATTGCGAAGGCATGGATGAGTTATTGGACGCGAAGGACGACTTCCTTGGTTTGGAAGGGTTCGAGCCTTGTCCAAAGCCAATGTTGGCAAATATCTCCACCAGCAATACGGTGCCGCGTCCAGATTACTACATGATCCAGGACCAGTACACTGAATTAGATACTATCAACAACCGCATCTCTATGCTGCTACAGGCATGTAAGGTTGTGGGTGTGTATGACAAGGGCGCCGCCGCAAGTGTTGGGCGCATGCTGACTGAAACCTACGATAACCAGTTAGTGCCTGTTGACAACTGGGCTATGTTTGCTGAGAAAGGTGGCCTGAAGGGCACCATTGATTGGCTTCCGCTTGACATGGTTGTTATGGCTATTCGTGAGCTGAATGGCGCGCGCGAGGTAATCAAAGGCCAGATTTATGAGCTTACTGGAATTGCAGACATTGTTCGAGGCGCTAGCAAAGCCTCTGAAACCCTCGGTGCCCAGCAGATCAAAGCCCAGTTCGCTTCCGTCCGCATTAAGAAGCTGCAGGACGAAGTCGCCAGGTTTGCCACTGAAATCATGCGTATCAAGGCTGAGCTCCAGCTCAAGCATTTTACGCCAGAACTGCTTGTCAAGAAGTCCGGCATTCTGCAGACAACTGGCAACGAGCCGTACATTGCGCAAGCAATCCAGCTGCTGCAAAGTCAGGATGGCTTTGAGTGGCGCATCTCCATCACGGCAGATACGTTGGCGCAAGCTGACTACGCCATGGAGAAGCAAGACCGCATTGACTTCATGGCGTCTGTGAGTAAGTATCTGCAAGCTATGACTCCAATGATCCAAGGCAATCCAAAGGCTGCGCCTATTTTGCTGGGCTTGCTGAAGTGGTCTGTTGCAGGCTTCCGCGGGGCGCGCGACATCGAGGGTATGCTGGATCGCGAGCTTGATGCTATGCAGCAACAGTCGCAGCAGCCTCCCCCACCGTCGCCTGAGCAGCTGAAGCTTCAAGCAGAGCAGCAAGCCGCGCAGCAAGCTCAGCAGATGGAAATGCAGAAGATGCAAGCTGAGATGCAGGCCGATCAGCAGAAGATGCAGATGGAGATGCAGCAAAAGCAAATGGAAATGCAGATGGAGCAGCAGCGGTTGCAGATGGAGATGCAAGCCGAGCAGCAACGTCTTGCAATGGAACGGCAGAGCCAGCAAATGGCATTAATGTTCGAAAAACTTATGGGCGAACTGAAGCTGCAACTTGCCCAGCAGCAGGCCGCTCTTAAACTGGAGACCACTCGTGAACAGAACCAAGCGAAAATTCAATCCGCAGCAAATTCGGGAGATTAAACTCTCTAAGTTGTCTTGTGCAGCCGAAGGTGACAAGCGTAAAGTGTCCGGTAGCTGCATCCAACGCATCCGAGCTGGACTTGTGTACAAGGAGCTACGTCATGTCGCGTGAATGCTGGGTCTACCCATCTGACGGCCGACCACCGTACAAGCGTGGTGAGCAAAGCTTTGAAGGACCTGCGGGTCCTACGTTCATTCCAGATTCGCCTGAGTTTGTCTCCCCCATTGATGGGCAGCGGTACTCAGGTCGTGCTGGTTTGCGCGAGCACTGCAAGATCCACAATGTGGTACCAAACAATGAACTCAAGGGGCTTCCGCCTCTGACTATGACGAGCGACACGCGCAGCTCGTCAGAACGCCAAGCTGACGCAAATTCGCGCCGGCAGCATATCGTTAACAATGTCAACAAGCACTACAGGTGACTGCCATGGCTACTGAAGATCAAGAACCCCAAGTTGATGACCGTCGTGCTGCTATTGAAGCAGCTTTCGAGGCGTCTGAACGTGAAGAGCCTGCGATCCAGCCGGTGGTTGAAAAACCGGCCGTAGAGGAGCCCGTTAAGGAGGTCAAAACGGCTCCGGTTGAGCCCATTACGGAAGTCCAGACTGAAACAGCTCCGACCGAAAAAACTGAGCCCGTGGTCGAAAAGCCAGCTGGCGAAAAGGTCCTCGACATCGAGAAACCACCGCAAGCTTGGAAGGGGGCGCAAAAAGCTAAGTGGGCAGCGCTTGATCCAGACGTCCGGCAAGAAGTCCTGCGTCGTGAGCACGACGTCACTCGTGTCTTGAACGACTCTGCAACCGCGCGGCAATTTGTTGGTTCGTTCCAGCAAGTGCTGCAACCATTTGCCCAGCGACTCCAGGCGGGTAATATCAACCCGCTGCAAGCAATTCAAGGTTTGTTGCAAGCTGACAACTTGTTGAGCACCGCTGAGCCAAAAGCTCGCGCTGGTTACATGGCCAAGTTGATTGCCGACTACAAGATCGACGTCAACGAGCTTGACAATGCTTTGGCTGAGCGCCAGCTGGCCTCCCCCGTTGCATCGCGGGTTGAGCAGATTGTCCAAGAGCGCCTTGCACCAGTGCAGCAGTTTATGGCATACCAGCACGAACAACAGCAAGCGCAAGCTCAGCAAGCAGCCCAGCAAATCAACCAGACGGTTGAAACCATGGCGGCCGATACTGAAACGTACCCACACTTCCAACAGGTGCGCGGGACCATGGCCGATATTGTCGATTTTTATGCAACGAAAGGGCAAAACATTTCGGTCGCAGAGGCATATAATCGCGCAATAGCAATGGATCCGGTGATTTTCGCCGAGGTACAAGCCCGAACTGCAGCAGCTACGGCGGCTTCAAAGGCAGCTGCTCAAAATGAGCAAGCTCAGCGTGCTTTGAAAGCGTCAAGCTCTGTACGGGGTGCCCCTGGCGGTAATTTGTCTGGAACACCACTTGCGACCGATCGGCGTGCCACTATTGCCGCAGCATTTGAAGCTGCATCTGGGCGGTAGTCAGGAATCCGGTAGAGCCTGTACCAGTTTTCAGTCTATCTAATTTAGGAGCCCACCATGGCATTTCCCAATACCGCAATCAGCGACATCATCGCAACCACGATTCAGTCGCGTACTGGTCAAATCGCAGATAACGTTACCTCGAACAACGCCTTGCTGTCCAAGCTGAAGCGCCGCGGCAATATTAAGACGTTCTCCGGTGGTAACACCATCTTGCAAGAGCTGAGTTTTGCAGCCAACGGTAATGCCGGCTGGTACTCGGGCTATGAAACCTTGCCAATTGCTGCGCAGGACGTCATCTCGGCGGCTGAGTACACCATCAAGCAAGCTGCCTGCCCTGTGACCATTTCCGGCCTGGAACAACTCCAGAACTCGGGCAAGGAAGCAATCATCGATTTGATTGACGCCCGCATGGACGTTGCCGAATCCTCGATGGCCAACTTGATCAACACTGGCTTGTACTCAGACGGTACCGCCGCATCTGGTAAGCAGGTTGATGGTCTGCTGAAGCAGGTTGCGACTACACCCACTAACATTGTTGGTGGTATTGACCGCAATACCTGGGCCTTCTGGAAGAACCAAACCTTCAAGGCAACTGTTGACGGCGGCGCGGCTACCACGGCAGCAAATATCCAGTCGTACTTCAACCGCCTGTGGGCAAAGCTTGTTCGTGGCCAGGATCGCCCCGACTTGATCATGGTTGACAATAACTACTGGGGCCTGTACATGGCTTCGCTGCAAAGCATCCAGCGCTTTACCGATTCCGGTACAGCCAACTTGGGCTTTGTCTCGGTGAAGTTCATGGACGCTGACGTGGTGCTTGACGGTGGCCTGATCATCTCCCCCAACGTTGCCACGCCTGCGTCGACTGCCTACTTCCTGAACAGCAAGTACATGTTCTATCGTCCGCATGCTCAGCGCAACATGGTTCCGTTGTCCCCAGGTCAGCGCTACTCAGTCAACCAAGACGCCGCCGTGCAAATCTTGGCCTGGGCCGGTAACCTGACCTCCAGCGGCCTGCAATTCCAAGGCAAGATGTTTGAGTAATCGAATTGTCTAGTGCCCTCGGCCGGGATTTCCTAGCCGAGGGCTTTCCTACATAAGGAGAAGATTTATGAGTGCAGGTAACGCATGCGCAGCCATCGGGCTGGCAAACACATTTAAAATCCCTATGATTGGTGGCTACGTCCAAGATTTGGGCGTTCCACCAGGTCCAGGTGCTGAAGGTCCGCACATTGGTGTCACAGGCTCGTCGACGTCCAACAACGGCCTGAACGGTACTGCGTACTGGGATCGTAACGTCATGGGCGAAGACAATGTCGCAGGCTACACTGTCCCCGCAGCGTCTGGTGTGGCTACCGGTAAAGTGGCAACCTGGGTGTCAACCGGTGCGTCGCCGGTTACTGTCCCCGCGGATGGTCGCGTAACTATCACGGCTGGTGTTATTGTTGCAGCTGCTGGTACAGGTCTAAGCAAGACGTACATTGCGCCTACTACGGTGATTCCAGCTGGTTCGTTTCTCTGGGTCTACTTGATCTAAGCATGTCAAGCGCGCTTCAAGTTCAACTGCCTGGGCTTGCCTCCGGGCTCACTGCAGCCCCGAGCGCGCCGTCGTCTCCAGCAATTGCTAGCCTCTACACTTTGACTGGTGCAACACTTGTTGCTTTGTCACCAGCATTACAAGCGTCTAGCAACGGTTTTTCCTTTGATGCGCAAGGTCGTTTGGCGTTATACGACGCCACTGCCGGCCTCCCCGCCGGTGCAGTTTATGCCCAAGGGTTTGCCTTTAAGCCTACGGGCGAACTTTGCATCAGCCAAACTTCGGCCATTGCTACATACAGCAATGGCGTACCAGTAGACACGCTTGGTCGTGTTTGCATGCCAATTGCCAGCTTTATTCTGGACTTACTGTCTGGAGTTTTGCCAAGTAATGCAACGTTTGTTCGCGGGACAAACGCAACCGTAGTAAATTCGCTGGGCCAATTGGTTTGGGCTCCAGCAAACATGCTGGTAAACACGGTTAACACTGGTGCAGTTTCTGGACCGCCGTCAGGCACCGCGCCAACTGGCTGGGTGTTTATTGCTAGCGGTTCAAGTGGTAATGCTACGTTTGATGGTAACGGTGGCATTCGGTTTACTTGTGCCGGTGGTCGCCCCGCAATTGGGCAGTCGATTACTTTTGAAGCGTTTGCAGCTTATACGCTGTCTTGTACCTATACTGCGAATCCTAGCGGAGCGCAGGTCGGAACTAGTTTTCTAATAAACAATGCTGCATTGACCGGGTCTAGTGTTTCATATACCCTTAACGGTAATGCTATCCTAAGCACGTATGTCCCTGTTGCTGGTGATCGCATTGCCTGCGTGCTTGTGCTTGCGGGTACTGGTGGCAGCGCTCAGGTTCGCATCGGTCCCGGTGCAAATAACACAGACACCGCTGATGTCACCATGCGTGACTTCAAGCTCGAACGCGGTGCGGTAGCTACAGACTACATTGCAAATACAAGCACAAGCGTTGGGTACTATGGCCCACGGTTTGACTATGACCCCGTTACACGAGCGTTGCTGGGGCTGCTGATTGAGGAGCAGAGTATAAACCAACTGAACATGAATACCGTTGACCCAGTAATAGGCCAATGGATTTTTACTTCAGGGGGTGGCACAAGTTCTATGACAGTAGTTACTGATACTGCTGAACTGCTCCGTGCTGGACTTACGCTTGGTACAACTGTTATAAAGTTGGATAATTCTGGAGGCGCTTCAGTAGCTTTTGCCTCCACAGGGCTATCCGCAGTTACAACCGGGGCGATGACAGCAAGCGCCTACATTCGGGGAACTGGAACACTAGCAACTCCACAAATAAGTGCTGATTTTGCAAGCTCGCTCAATACAATTGCGCTGGTTGCTGGGGCTGCCTATTCTAGGTTTTCTTGCACGAGCACGCCCCCAAGCGGTACAACCTATCGTGCAAGTTTCAGCGCGCCAGTTGGGGGAATTGTCTATATAGCGCTTGTGAATTATGAAAACAGAGTCGATGGCCCTACCTCGTATATCCCGACCTTCGGGTCCGCGGCAACTCGTGCTTTTGACAACTGCAGTACTCCCACAGCTGGTTGGCTAGCCGCAAACGTTGGCACTTGGGTATCCGAGTTCCGAAAACAGGCTACACAAGCAACTTCTTGGGCTGTAGCTTGGCTGGACGGCTCAGGGAGACCGGCCTATAACTTTGGCAGTAACTCCACTGAAATACGCGCCTACGACGGTACACAAGTTGTAGGTCTTGGGCTGGCCTATCCAACTATAACTAAGTTTGCGCTAGCCGTTGGTGCTACTGCAGGTACTCAAATGCGGGCATCTGCAAACGGATTGGCTGCTGTTTCAGTTGCCTATGACGGAAGCTTTGGTACAGTAACCTCAAATCTTTACGTGGGCTGCGACGGCGGCGGGCAACAAATTAATGGGCATGTGCGCAAAATCTCGTACTTTCCGTTAGCCCTTCCAGACTCCACGCTGCAGTCTTTGAGCGATTAAGCATGAACGACTACTACATCCGCTGCACTCAGGCAAAAGTTCCAGAGCTTTTGAAGCTTGCTGTCATGGTTGGCATTCTCAAGCAGCCCGAAGCCGGCGTTTACTATCCAGCTTCCCCACAAATTGTGTGGGTGCCACTTGGGACGTTGTACAAGTCTTCAGCTAATCCAGAGATTGCACCGGAACCGCGTCTAGCACCGGACGGCAAGCCTTGGTTTCATGCCAACTTGCGTGTCCCGTTTGATTCATTGCTTGACTATGTTCAAGGCGTTTACGCTGCGAATCCGTCGCCTGAACTCGGTGCTGCTATTGCAAGCATCGGAGATTTTTTTCTTCTAAACCAGGACGGCACACAAGCGGTGCCTGGTAATCCCGCCGTTGTTTTTGCTTAACTCAAAGGAACAGAAATGTCCACCACTATGCTTGATCATGCTATGGATTTCCAAGACAACCAGCAGTCGGAATCCGACAAGCGCTTGCTGGTTGTCTTTTACGTGGAAACCATCCGCAACGAATCCAAGTCCATTGAAGCTGGTCGTCCCATCTTTGATGAGATTGACCACATCCGTATCCTGACACCAGGTTCGAAGGACACGTTTGTGACCGAAGTGAATCAGGGCTACATTGAACGCTTCCCGCAGCAGTGGGCGCGCTACAAGGCAAAGCAAGAGCAGCATGCCAGTGGCACGTTGTTGTCCGAACTGCCCTGGATGACTCGTTCGCAAGTTGCTGAGCTGAATGCTGTCAACTGCATGACGGTCGAACAGCTGGTTGGCATGCAAGACTCGTTGGCCAGCAAGTTCATGGGCTATCACCAGCTCAAGCAACGCGCGCAGTCGTTCCTGGATGCGGCAGCCGGTGCTGCCCCCGCTTTGAAGCTTCAAGCTGAGCTGGACAAGCGCGACGAGCAAATCGCCGAGCTGCAAGCTCAGATGAAGGCCATGCTTGCAGCGCAAAAAGCTGAGCAAGCCGCCAAAGTTCCTTTGAAGGCGTAAGTCATGGCACAATACTGGACCGCAATACAAGTCCTTCAGCAAGTTACTGGCGAGCTGGGGCTGACCCGTCCGCAGACAATAACTGGCTTGACTGACTTGCAGTCGGTCCAGTTATTGGCCATCCTTAATTCTGCGGGTAACGAGCTGATGCTCTACTATCCGTGGGAGCAATTTGTAAACGAGTGGGTCATTACGACAGAAGTCGGAAAAACGTCGTATGACTGCCCGACAGATTTATCATATTTCACTGACCAGACTCAGTGGGATAGAACTAATCACTGGCCTTTGCTGGGACCCAAATCTCCGCAAGAGTGGGCCTGGCTTAAAGGCGCCCTTGTGGCTGCGCTCCCCCGCATGAGGTATCGCATCTCGGATGGGAAGCTCCAATTGTTTCCAGCACCTGGAAGTGTAACTACGCTTTCAATGGAGTATCAATCTGGCGGATGGGTACAGACAACTGGGGTAACTGATCCTGTGGCTATGATTGTAGCTGATGGTGACTACCTCATGTACAACCCCTGGCTCCTCATCAAGTTTGTCAAGATGAAGTTTTATGAGCTTAAGGGCTTTGATACAACTGCTACGCAGGCAGACTTCATGCGCGTGTTTGAGTCGCTTACCGGCAAAGACACTGGCGCAAAAATCCTTTCGCTCAGTCCTCAAATTACAAATCAGTACATAGGCCCATGGTCTGTGCCTGACGGCTCTTGGAACGTATATGGCTAGGTTTCCGCGCAAGCAAGCTTCCAATAAGATTGCGACTGTTCCGGCTCCCATTGGGGGCTTAAACGTTCGTGACTCGCTAGCTGCTATGCCGGAGACAGACGCAATTGTACTGCGCAATTTTTGGCCTGAAGCCTACGGGGTGCGCATTCGGCGCGGCTACAAGCAGTGGTCTAGCGGGCTTACTGGGCGTGTAGCCACGTTAGCAACATGGGCTAGCCGTAACGGCAGCCAGAAAATGCTTGCATGGGCCAATAACGCTATGTATGATGCCTCTACAGCCGGCGCAGTTGGTGCGGCGCTTGTAACAACGCTTACCTCAAGCGACTGGCAGACCATTATGCTAGTTAATGGTGCTGGTTCGCACCTAGTTGCAGTTAATGGGGCAGATAATGGTATCCTCTACAACGAGGGCGGTGCTGCGCGGCTTATTCTTGGTGATGGTGTTGTAGCCAATACCTGGAAGAACCTTGACCCAAAAAAAGCTACCTCTGTAACAACCCATCAACGTCGGTTATGGGCTTCAGAACTCAATTCTACAGTAGCTTGGTATCTCCCACCTGACAGTATCTATGGTATCTTTACTGCGTTTGACTTTGGTCCGCAGTTTTACCGCGGTGGGTACCTTGCGTTTCTGGCTACGTGGACTATGGACGACGGCAACGGTGCTGAAGACCATCTTGTTGCTGTCTCCTCCACGGGGATTGCGGTTGTGTATTCTGGTACTGATCCAAGTAATGCCACAACGTGGGGCCTGGTTGGCGCTTTCTATATTGGTTCGCCGCTAACTGGCCGCAAGACTTACACAAAAGTTGGCGGGGATTTGTACATTGTTACGCAGCAAGGCATTGTGTCGATGTCTGGGCTGCTTACTTCAACTAAAGTCAACCCTGGTGCTGCTACGTTTGTCTCAGACAAAATCCAGTCGTATATCTCAGACCTGACTACAACGTATGCTGCTGAAATTGACTGGCAGCTAATGTTTGTGCCCAAGCTCAATATGCTTATTTGTAACGTGTCCACGGGAACACGTTATAGTAACCTGCAGCTTGTAGCAAATCAGATTACAGGTGCCTGGGCAGATTTTGACGGCATAGACGCAGCCAACTGGACGCTGTATAATAACACGCTGTACTTTGGTGATTACAATGGACGTGTGCATCAGTTTTGGACTGGCTTCAAAGATGGTTCTGCAGCCGATGGTTCTGGCGGCGTTGATGTAGATGCCCAAGCCCAGCAAGCGTACTCGTACCTAGGTAATCTCGGAGTTCAAAAGCAAGTCGGTATGTACCGGCCTAACTTCATAACCGAAGGTACGCTTGCGTATAACTCAGCTGTCCAGTACGACTTTGCGCGGCTCCCGATTGCTACGCCGTCGGGTGTCCCCGCGCTAACCGGTGCGCTTTGGAACACAGCGCTTTGGAATCAGAGCGTGTGGACTGGTGGCGAGTCACCAAACAGGTTTTGGGTGCAAGCTGTTGGTATTGGCGTTGCAGCATCATTATGTATTCGTGGACGCGCTTCAGCGTCTGCGCTCTGGGTTAGCACCGACTACAGCTACGTGTCTGGGTCATTACTCTAAGCAGGACATAACATGGACATTCCAGACTACAGTGGTCTTGCTACGCAGCAAGCAACAAATCAGCAGAATCTGCTAAATCAGCAAACTGCCAATAATCGTCCCAACCAGACAAATCCCTACGGCTCGTCACAATGGACGCAAGGTCCTAATGGTCAGTGGACTCAAAACACCACATTGAACGGTGCTGACCAGGCACATCTGGATAACAACCGTAATATTCAAGGCGGCCTGGATCAGACTGCCATGGGCTTGCTTGGCGGGGTGCAAAACTCCATGAACAACCCATTGAACACCAATGGTATGCCTGCATGGGGTGGCTATGATCCAAGTAAACTGCAAGGCGTTGATCTAAACGGCATGCAAAACGGACAGCAGCAGCTTGATCCAGGTTTTGGTGCTGTTCAGGGCGTTCGTGACGCCATGATGTCACGACTCTCCCCGCAACTGCAGCAAGCTCGTGAACAGGAAGTAGCTCGGCTTAAGTCACAGGGTATTCCTGAGAATAGTGCTATCTTCCAAAAGTCCATGGAAGCAAAAGACCAGCAGTTCAATGATGCTAATCAACAAGCTTTGCTGGGCGGCGCGCAGGAATACGGCAATATCTTTAACCGCGGGCTTGCACTTAATAACCAAAAGTTCGGTCAAAACCAAACGCAGCAGCAAATGGCTATGGCTTTGCGAGGCCAGCAGTTCGGTGAGCAGGGCGCAATGACTGACATGAACATGAAGCAGCGCAATGCGATGCTTGGTGAACAACAGGCCTTGCGTCAGCAACCGCTGTCTGATCTTAAGGGCTTACTTGCCGGTAACCCAAGCTCCCCCGCGTTTTCGCAGTTCAATACTGCCGGGCAAGCTCAGGCACCTGATTTGGTTGGTGCAGCTAGTGCGCAGTATCAAGCACAACTTGCGCAGCAAAACGCTAATAATGCGTCTAGCTCTAATACAACCAATGGTTTGATTGGTCTTGGTAGTTCGTTCTTGGGTAGTCAAGCTGGTAACAACCTCATGCAGTGGGGTGGTAACAAACTCGGCGACTGGCTTGGCGGTCTCTGGAAGCCTTAAGGAAAAGCATGAGCCGCGACGACTGGAACAATGATCCTGAAGATACGCCGGCGCCGTTTGTCCCGGCACGCCCTGCTGACCGTACTTACGGCGCCGGCTGGAATACCTATGGGCTCGACTCTTTTTGGGACGCCGGTAACGTCGTAAACCCGTATCATGAACAAGGCCTCATTGCTCCAGGTATTCGCGACAAGTTGCGCGAACTTGGTTACTCCGGCCCACTTACCACAAACGGTTCTATTGAGCGGTATACTCAAGACCCGGGCAACCGCGATCGCGGTAACGAGTTTAATGGTACTAACAAGTCGTACGCTACGCAATCTGGTAGCCAAGAGCTTGTAGACTGGCTTAAGTCCAAAAGACTTAGCATTCAGTCCCAGTCGTCAAATCAAGGTGGTGATACAGCCAAGATTGAATCTAGGATTATCGATACCAGTGGCAATACTGTTGGCTACGACGGTTACGACGACGGCAAGAGTAACTGGCAGAAGATTGCGCCAAGTATTGCTATTGGTGGTCTTGCTGCTATGACCGGTGGTGCTCTCGCCCCGCTTGCCGCAGGCGCGTTTGGTACTGGTACAGCTCTTGCAGGCGCAGCAACTGGTGCTGGTGCTGGTGCCGTAGGCGGTGGGCTTAATGCTGCCTACAACGATCAGAACATTTTGTCTGGAGCGCTTCGTGGCGCTGCGCTAGGCGGTGTTACTGGTGGTGTAGCTAATTCTATTGGTGGCTTCAATCCAGCGCAGTCACTTGGCATTGAAAACGAGCTTGGTCAGAATGTAGTTAACGGCGGCATCAAAGGTGGTGTGTCAGCGGCGCTACGCGGGGAGAACGTGCTTACCGGAGCTTTAGGTGGTGCAGCTATGCCTGCGCTTGGAGCTTTGGGCGATGCAGCTTCAAGCTTCTTCTCCCCCGACGTAGAGCTGGGCAACACGGGTATCGCCGGGCTAGACAAGTCGTTTACAGAGTTGCAGACACCTTCGTGGGATCAGGCAATCATGCAAGACATTGCGCCTGACTACCATGACATGTACGGCAATTTTGTAACTGGTCGACCATTGGAACCAGACTACGGTGCGCTGACTAGACCAGCCTACGACTTCAATGACGAGTCACCAAAATTCACAAAATATGATCCTACGTACAGCCCTGATGTGTCAGCTGGTGGCGTACCAAACACGTTTCTAAAGGATTTGCTTAAATCGGCTCCGGGATTAATTTCGGGAGCGCTTAAGGGCTATAATGGTGGTGGCTCCGCACAAGGCGGCGGCAGTGGTGGTAGCCTGTTAGACCTTGGCACAATCAAGCGCGGCGGTATTGCAGATGCATTGCATTCGCCGCTTGCAGCAGTTGATACAGCTGCTACATGGCAGCCTGCTGGTATTTCAGCAGCTCTACGGCAAAAGGTATAAGCATGGATGAGTACAACTTCTCAGAAGAGCAGCAGCGACTGCTCCAGCAAAAAGCTATTGTCGAAGCTCTGCGGCAGCAGTCCCAGCAACAAGCACCCCAAGGACAAATGATTAGCGGCCACTATGTGGCTCCTTCCATTTTGCAGCAGCTCCTCCCCGCAATACAAAGTGTCCAAGCCCGTAGCGCTCAAAATGACTTGAATAAAGCCGAGCTTGCGCAAGCAGGTCGTTTGTCACAAGCGAGGGCGCAGTGGGCAGCAACGCAACCGCAAGCGCAGCCAGCGCAAGCTGGTAACTTAATGGCAGGACAAGGCCCGCTGCAAGAAAATCAAGACACTCCAGCTGTCCCAGTTCAAGCGGGGCAGATTCTTAAGCATGCTATGGCTGGCTTGGCTATTCCTGGAAACGAGAAAGCTGCTCAAATATACCAGACTGGTGCACTGGCCGACCAGTCTCGCGAGGATACACAGCTTGAGAAACGCAATACACTTGTGCAAACTATGCAGCTCCAGCGCGAGAAGCAAGCCCAAGAACTTGAGTTCAAGCGCCAAAAGCTTGAACAGGATGCGCAAGCCTTGCAGGACAAACTTGAGCAGAAGGGTCTTGATCGACAGTCTGCGGAGCGCCTGAACGCGCTGCTGCTACAGTCTAAGGCTGCGCATAACGCCACGCTGCTTGAGATTGCCAAGTTACGTGGTACGGGTAATACGGATAAGAAAACTCATGAAATTGAACTCGGCGTTGAGAAAATGTCTCGCCGTGCTGAGCCAATTATTCAAGTGCTGCAGCCCGCTGGAGAAATTCAAAAGCTTATTGATGACGCAACTGGTCCTGACGGAACCGTCAAGCCTATTCCAGGTTTCGGGCTTGGTACACGCTTGAAGAGCAAATTTGGTATGCAGGCAGCTATGTCGCCTGCAGAAACCAAAGCATTTCAAGCGCAGCAAGCATTTGGTAATGCGCTCATTCGTGAGCAAGCCGGTTTGTCACAGACACTTAGCGAGCAAGAAAAGGCACTTGCTGAACAAATGCGACAAGGTACTGCAGGCCAGCAAGAGTTCTTGAATGCCTGGCCCGGTCTACGCGAGAAGCTTAACGCCAAAGTAGGCGTGGTTCGGACTTACGCGCCTGAGATTCATGATGTCTTTGATTCTCGGAACGTAAACACACCGTTTAAGCCTATTACTAGTCGCTTTAGTAAGGGCGCGTCTAAGCTTACGCCGGCTGAGCAAGCAGAACTTGAAGCCTTGCGCGGAGGTAAATAATGGACGAGCGCGAAGAACTTGAGATGCTGCGGGCCAAGAAAGCTGCACGGCTTGCAGAGCTTGAAGCTAAGGCTGGCGGAGCTCCAGTTGCTGCTGCCCCACAAGAACAAGGTATCCTTGATACCATCAAGCAAGGCGCAGGTGATCTGCTGCAGGGTGGTAAAGCATCGCTTGACAAGACTGCCCTCGGCCTCAAAGGCCTCCTCCCACAAAGCTGGCAAGATGCTGGTGATAACCTTGATCGGGCAGTAGGCTCTGGCGGTTTGACCAAAGCTACTGCGATTAAGGCGCCAGATACTAAAATGGGCACGCTGGGCGAAATAGGCACCGATATTGGGCTATCGCTAGCGCCCGGAGCAGCTCTAGGTAAAGGCGCTGCACTTATCAAAAGCATTAGT